TCCCTGCCATTATTGGCGGTGTAGTTCCTGTAGTAAACCTAGACGGTATTGCTCCAGGACAATTGAAACTTACAAGTGATGTGGTTGCCAATATCCATTTGGGTAAAATTACTAAATGGAACGATCCGGCAATTACCAGTTTAAACCCTGGCATTACTTTACCCGCACAAGCAATCACTGTAGTACATCGTGCTGATGGATCAGGTACAACATTTATCTGGTGTGATTATCTAAGCAAAACTAACGTGGAGTTTGGTAAAGTAGTTGGTGCTGCTACAGCAGTCAAATGGCCTGTGGGTATCGGTGGTAAGGGTAACGAAGGTGTTGCAGCGCAAGTACAAAGAATCAAAGGTGCATTTGGTTATGTGGAATATGCATATGCTAAAAAGAACAAGATTGCTCACGCTCAATTGAAGAATCGTGATGGAAACTTTGTTCAGCCAAGCGATGAAGCATTTAAAGCGGCAGCAGCCTATGCAGATTGGGACAATGCTCCGGGCATGTATTTGTTGTTGACAAATCAAATTGGTAAAGATTCATGGCCTGCAACAGGTGCCAGCTTTATCATAATGCACAAGCAACAAGCCGATCTACTAACCGGTCGTGCAATACTAAAATTCTTTGACTGGAGCTACAAAAACGGTTCCAAGATGAGTGAAGAATTGGAGTATGTCCATATGCCAGCTTCAGTGATTAAACTAGTGCAGGACAATTGGAAAAAAGAACTTAAAGATCCTAGTGGTCAGGCAATTTGGAAATAAGGATTATTATGAAAAAAATTACTATTATATCACTCTTAGCACTATGCTTTGCGTCACCTGCAATGGCAGATGATTACACCGATACTTTGGATATTCTTTTGCAAAAAGGAATATTAACCAAGGAAGAACATTATAGAAAAGTTACCGCGCACGAGGACAAAGCAGAAAATGTACAGTTTAATTCTTCTCGCGTGGACAAAGACCTGCGAGACAACAACAACTACAGACTAAGTAAAGCCAGTGATGGTGCTGTAATGGAAAACGGACTAGGAATCAAATCCAAGGACGGAAATACCACTGCACAATTCACAGGTAGAATTCACATGGATTATAGAAGTTATAGTCCAGTCTACGGTGCAGGTCAAACGACAGACTCATATCAAGATGCATTAGAAGTTAGACGTGGTCGCTTTGGAGTTAGAGGACAGATTGCTAAAGACTTCAAATACCAATTGTTAGCAAACTTTGGAAATGATGTTGGTGCAAGTTCTACTACATCCACAATAGATGAATTCTGGGTCAATTATGCAGCCAATCCTGCTATACAGTTTCAGTTTGGTACCTTCAAAATGCCGTTTAGTCTAGAGCAACTAACTAGCTCTAACAACATTGACTTTATGGAGCGTAGTTTAATTGGACAAACTGAAGGTGAGTTTATTCCAGCTAAAGAAACGGGCGTCATGTTACACGGTGTGCCTAGAGCAGGTATAACTTATGCACTGGCTGCAAGTCGTGGTCGTGCCAACAAGACTGCCACTGTAGATGGTGTAGATATTATTGGACGTGTGACCACAAACTTTGCTGAGTTAATTCAGAACAAAGACTTTGTGGCTCATTTAGGTGCAGCATACAGTACCGGCGATGTAAAAACTGGAGTAACTCCTTCAAGTGGGCGTACTGAAGCTCGTCAACAAAGTGCCTGGTTCACAGGGCCAGCTCTAAGCGGCGACACTACAAGAACCCGCCAAGGTATTGAGGCAGCGTTTGCTTGGAAAGGCCTGAAAGTACAGGGCGAGCAGTTTAATTACAAATATGACCCGGCTACAGGATCCAATCAAGAAGTGAAAGGTAACTATGTTCAGTTGGTATACAATTTAACTGGAGAAAGCCATGCTTACAAAGATGGCGCATTTGGTTGGATCAAACCAAACAACGCATTTACCAGTGGTGGTCCTGGAGCATGGCAAGTGGGTATTAGATCCAGCGAGTTTGATGCTGAAAAAATTGCAGTAGTATCAGGTAAAGCGAATCAAGCTACAGCAATGACATACGGTATTACTTGGTTCTTAAATGACAATGTTCGTTTTATGGTCAATTATGTAGACACCAAATTCAATGCCCCAGTGGGTGCGTCGGGTAGTAGAGTAAATGGTGAAAAAGCAGTTATGTTGCGCAGCCAAATAAGCTTCTAAATTTTTTAATCAAATCGAGCACAACCATAGAGTGCTACTGGAACTCGTAACCAGTCCAATCATGCATAAAACTTATCGCAGTATTTTTATTAGTGACGTACACCTCGGAACTAAAGACTGCAAAGCAGATGCACTCAATAATTTCCTCAAACATAACTCCTGCGAAACATTATATCTAGTGGGCGATATAATTGATGCATGGAAAATTAAACAAAATAAATGGCGCTGGAAACAAAGTCACACCAATGTAGTTCGTCGAGTATTAGGGCATGCCAAACGTGGCACTCGAGTAGTATATGTGGCAGGAAATCACGATGAATTTCTTAGACCATTTATGCAGTATGATCCCGGTTTTGGTCTAATTGAAATAGTAAATCAAACTGAACATATTGGAGTGGACGGTAATCATTATCTAATTACACATGGCGATTTGTTTGACGGTATAACCAGACTGGCTCCTTGGTTAGGATTTTTAGGAGACAAAGCATATGACTTTATTCTCGGTATTAATAGCCGTTTTAATTGGTTTCGGCGCAGGATGGGGTTTGGTTATTGGAGTTTATCTCTTTATCTTAAGTATAAAGTCAAAAAAGCTGTTGACTTTATTTTTCAGTTTGAGCATAATCTTGCTGACTATTGTCGCAAGCGCGGCTTTGATGGAGTGATATGTGGGCATATACATCATGCCGAAATAAAAGAAATAGACGGTATCATTTATATGAACGATGGAGATTGGGTTGAGAGTTGCACTGCACTTGTAGAACATCATGATGGCCGTTGGGAAATCATAACGTGGACACTGGAGAGCGACGAAAATGTGGTTGATGATATTGATAGCAGTACACATAAAAGATCCAAAGGACATTCCGGGTAAGGTGACGCTAGAGTTTCCAACGCAACAGATATGCGAACAAAGTCTAGCATCAATGACATATTGGTTAAAATTTGAAAGCTTTAAGGTAGAAGCGCAATGTATAAAAAAATCCTAGTTATAACCGATAACACAAAAGATCAAATAAATGGCGTGGTCACAACTTTTAAGAATATTGAGACCCATGCTATTTTGGATAATTATTCTATTGTATACCTTGATCCCGGGCAGTTCATACATTTTAATTGCCCAGGCTACCCTGAGGTTAAACTTAGTTTTCCTTGGGGCATCGGCAAGAAGATTCAGGCGCTGGCTCCGGATTATATACACATCGCCACCGAGGGTCCTATTGGTCTGTTCTCTAGATTTTATCTTGACAAATTTGGTTATAGGTACAATACTAGTTACCATACTAAATTCCCTGAATTTTTAAAGAAAATATATCATATACCTGAATGTTTAACTTGGGCATATTTGCGTTGGTTTCATAAACATTCGGGCATAGTTTTAACAAATACCGTAACAATGGTCAACGAACTGTATAAGAATAAATTCTTAGGTGCGATTAAGCCATGGACACGCGGAGTTAATCGAGAAGATTTAAAAACAACAGATACGTTTGTAAAAAAAGAAATCCCATTAATACTATACGTAGGTAGAGTAAGTAAGGAAAAGGGAATTGATGATGTGTGTATACTGGCGGACATATATAATGTAGTAGTGGTGGGAGACGGGCCGTACAGGCAAGAATTGGAAAATCGATATCCGAATGTTAAATTTATGGGATACCAACAGAGTACCGATTTAGCTAATTGGTATACAAAAGCAGACGTATTAGTGTTTCCAAGCAAAGTAGATACATTTGGGTTAGTTATGATAGAGGCAATGAGTTTAGGCACACCGGTTGCCGCTTATCCTGTACCCGGACCATTAGATATAATTCAATCTGATACTGGTGCAATGAATACGGATTTGCGTGTAGCGATTACTCAATGTCTAAAATTAGATCGACAAATCATAACAGAAAAAAGTAAGCAATGGACTTGGGGGAATTGCTGGAATACGTTTAAGCAAAATTTAGTTGAAATAATTTAAAGAAATACTAAGTAATATATAATGTATAGGGAGTTGATAAATGCCATTTTACGATTTTAGATGTTCTGAGTGCGACACCATGTTTACTGTCATGTGTAAGATATCCGAAAGGGAATCGCAGGTTTGCCCATCATGCGATTCGAAAAACTACAAAACACATCACGCAGGCATGGCTGCTTTGGGAGATCCTGTGCGGCTAGGTATAAGAACTGTGGATAATGGTTTTCGAGAAGTACTATCAAAAATTAACTCTGCTAATGGTAGAAAAGCTAATCTTAAAGACAAATTGAGTAGAAATTAAATTATGGCAATTCTTGTTTTAATCGTTTGGGAGGACAGAATCTAGCTGTCCTCCTTTCGTTCCATTTTACGAGGGCATTCATGGCAAAAACAAAAAGCAATATTCAAACTCAATCTATTCAAAAGCCTCAACTGACTATTGCAAATAATACTAAACTTAAAATACGAATAGATGACCTTAAGGTAATAGAACCATTAACTGATAATCAGAAAGGATTTTTTGAAGCCTACGATAAATCTAAGATCATGTTATTACACGGTATCGCCGGTACAGGTAAAACCTATATTGCGCTTTATCATGCAATAGAAGAAGTTTTAGATAAATCTAATAACAGTTATGAAAAGGTAGTAATAGTAAGATCTGCCGTGCCAAGCAGAGACATTGGACATTTACCCGGAGACGAGAAGGAAAAAACTGAAGTATATACAGAGCCATACGTAGAGATATGTTCAGATTTATTTAATCGTACAGATGCATATCAAAGATTAACAGAACAGAAAGCAATACAATTTTTAATCACATCTTATGTTCGAGGTATTACATTAGATAACGCAGTTATTATTGTGGATGAATGCCAAAATATGACTGATATGGAACTTAATTCGATTATCACTAGAGTAGGAGAAAAATCAAAAATTATATTCTGTGGAGATTTTAGACAAACCGATTTATATAAGAAAACCGATATGTCGGGATTGAAGAAGTTTATGCGAATTGCGGATATGATGCCTAGCTTTAAGACTTTTGAATTTGGAGTTGACGACATCGTAAGATCTGCGATAGTAAAGGAATATATATTGGCAAGGCTTCAGTACGAAAGTATTTACGAAGCAATATAAAATAGGAGAAGGTATGAGTATGAATCAAATATATGAAATTGAGAATTTTTTAACTGAAGACGAATGCGATAACATCGTAAGATGGTTTGCAAGTACTCCAAAAATGAGTACCAACGGACAATCTCTCTTCAATGGTAAAGCAATTGACTATAGTAATATTCAAAATTATGATATTAAACGAATAGTAAGTACATACAAATATAATGCTACAAGTGAAGCTAGGCGTTTATTTCAAGAGGAATACTTATACCCCGATTATACAGCATTGGTATTATGGGAAAGCGGCTCAGGCATGGTTGTCCATGCGGATAATAGTGACTTAGAAGGTAATTCAAATTATTGCGGATGGAGAAATTACTCAGGAGTGCTTTACTTAAATGATGATTTTATGGGTGGGGAAACTTTCTTTCCAGAACACGGGCCTCTATTCATAAAACCAATGAAAGGAAAATTAGCATTGTATCCTTCTGGACTTAAACACAAACACGGTGTTAGCACCGTAGTAGGAACAAGATATACATTGCCTATCTGGTTTACAACTAATAAACAATATACTGAAGTATAAGGAGAATTGAATGGCATTTAGCTTTGACTTTACGGCGGACAAATTAAAAAAATGTGTACCGAACAATAAAAATCCAAACGACTTATTT